TAGTATTTACACAATTAGAACTGTTAGTTGTACCTGTACTACATTCATCATGATAATAATACGTATAAGAATTAGTTTTATTTGCCCCTACTTCGCCTATAAGAACATCATGATTAATAATATTTAATGCTCCGTAACGTATATCAAAAGAGTTGTTATTCCAAAGTATTATTTCAAGACTATTGTCTGTATTACTTCTATTGTATTCTCGTAAATTGTACCAACCAAAAATCATCTTGCTAGAATCGCCCCAAGATTTCATACGAGAATTGTTATCTCTTATGAGATCAGTCCAGAAAGCGTATATGGTATAAGTGTGTTGTCCGTTAATAGGGTCAGGAGTATAGTCATTACAATAGCTACCGCTATTACCAAAATGGAGACATCCATTCGTTGCCATTCTCGCTTGGCTAAATGTAGAGCCATAAAAAGTAAAATTAAAAGAAAGATCAATCGCAGGACTAATTCCATCATCAGATACCTCGTATGCTAATTCACCGTTGAAGTTATTAGCATTAGCATTAAGATCATAAAGGTCTTGATTAGCTTCGTATGTATACTGTCCTAATACATTAAAACTAACTAAACACCCTAATGCGTAGAATAAAACTCTTTTTTGCATTGTTTAGCTGTTTTAGTTTTTCGTGTATAAGTTTTCTTAACTAAACCTACAACATCTTTATTGATTTTAGCTCTGTTTGGATTAGATTCGTGGGTACATTGAGCAATGTATTCTTCTAAAGCGTCATCTTTATCAGGTCTTTTTTGTGGGTTTTGTTCCCATGCTACAGTAGCTTCTTTACCGATTTTACCGTTATATGGACAAGGCGTACCCGCCATCGACATAGCTTTAAACACTCTTTCGTCTTGGCAAAGCAATGCAACCGATGCTACTTTCATTCCCATATCGTAAAGATATTTAGATAGTTTTAACCTTTCACAGTTTTCATCAACAATAGTTTTACCACCAGATAAACCAAACACCTGTCCTTGAAAAGCTCCTGAGACACCTGTTGTACAGAGGTCTTGTGAGTAAGACATAATACTAGGAGCTATCGCAGAAGCAGGAGGTGCTTCACTTTTTACGTTTTGATTAATTGTTTGCGTAGAATTAGATTCGTTTATGTTTCGATTAGTATTATCAGATCTTGAGTTATTTTCATTTACGTTTCGATTATCTGTTGTAACGTTCGAATCTGAAGTCGATTGATTTACGTTAGTGTTAGTGTTCGTATTATTCGATGTAGAAGTTGAATTATTTGTATTATTAACATTTTGATTAACTGTTGAATTTACTGTTGAATTAGAAGTCGAAGTATTTACATTGTTATTCGTATTTGTATTATTTGATGTCGAAGTTGCTGTCGAAGTATTCACGTTATTGTTTGTGTTGGTATTCGTGTTCGAATTCGTATTCGTTGCTGTCGATGTCGTCGTGTTCGTGTTGGTATTATTGTTGGTATTGGTATTGGTGTTCGTATTGGTATTAGTGTTCGTGTTGGTATTTGTGTTGGTGGTCGTCGTTGTGTTGGTGGTATCTAAACTATTATTTTCACAATACTGAGAACCGTTAACACAAGCTGTACCCGATTGTTGGCTAGATTGAGCGTTAACAGAAATAGAAAAAATACTAACCGTTATTATAGCTAACATAAGAAAAAACCAAGAATATGTTTTTTCTTTGTTCATTATTCTTCGCCTTTAAAATTTTTACTTTGACCTGATGTTCCTGCGTATATACCAAATACAGCCGCCATAGCTCCAACAACAATAGAAACAAGACCTGCTTGTTCTAAATTAGGTTCGGGTAACTCCATAAACCATATAATTACTTTATACAATAAAACAATATATACACTAACAAACACCCTAGGAAAAATACGCCAAGCGTCTATAGTTTTAGCAAGATGTACCCATTTAATAAAAGGGTTATCTCCATCGTTTTTAGAACTTACGTCTATATCAAGTTCTAATTTTCTTTTTATCGGTTCTTCCATATTAGACCTCCACGGGAACAAACTCTCCTAACTCTATTAATTTACGTCTGTTTTCCATATGCTCTGCTTCAACGTCTTCTTTACTTTGTCCATGATACCTAACTGCAAGAAAATTTAATATCATTTTTTCGTTGATATCCACACCGTCTACGATAACAGCTCCTAGAACACGTCCATATTTACCTTTAGAATCTTTAAGTTTAGATTGTAAAACAACTGTTTTACCGTTTTTTATTGAATCTTTTAAGAACTTAGCCGCAAGTTTACCTCTGGCTTTTTCGTCTTTATCTCTGGTTCTTGATTCAGGCGTATCAATGCCATAAAGACGTACACGACACTTGTGAAGAATAGAAAACCCAAGATCAAGGATAACGTCAATAGTGTCGCCATCAACCACCCTAGTAACTGTGCAATTATATTCATACATTTAACATTTCCACCTTCTTCTAGCTGCTTTACCTCGTTCACCTTTCCAACCTTTCGATCTAGCACAAAATGATTTACGTCTTTTTGCTGCTTTACTGCCTTTTTTAACTTTACCTGTAACCGCTGTTTTTAGTTTTGATCCAGGATTTTTACGTCGATAAGCCGCTACGCCTTTTTTAGTCATACCCGCACCAGACTTAGTAGATCGGAAGTTAGCTCCCTTACCCTTCGTAGTACGTCGTATAGACTTTTCTTTGCGTTTCTTAGGCTTAGCCATTACTTTTTCTTTTTAGGCTTCTTAGCGGTCTTAGCGGAACGTTTAAAAGCTGCTGCGGTCGGAGCACCTTTAGCTCCTTTCTTTCGCATTTTTCTGCCTTCTTTACGCTTTTTGTTTATATTGTAATATAAACCTTTTTTAGCTGTTCGACCGTCTTTAGTCTTGTGGGTCTTTTTACGCTTTGGCATTATTTCTTTCCTTTTTTCTTTTTCATTTTCTTAGCATAAGTTTTTGCTGCTGCTTTTCCTTTAGGGGTATATGGAAATTTTTTCTTTCCTACTTTTGGCATTATAATCCTCCTTTTAATACTCTATCTCTTAATCTAATCGCACGAGGTCCTACTTGTGTAGCCCAACGACTATCCATCATCTCAACTGCGGCAGTATTCCAATCTTGTTTTTCTATCGCAGTTAAAAACTTTTGAAACTTTAATAACCTTGTAATACCTAAATTAAAACACATATTAGCTAATACACGTTTTATATCTTCAGGCTGACTAGACGCCCAAGGCATATTTCTTTCTAAATCAGCAAATACAGACTCTATATCTTTTTCAAAACATTCGATAACTCGTTCCTTTGATACTGGGGTTCCAACGGGTTCTCCGTGTTCTGGATCGCTTTCAAGCACAAGGTGACCAATACCAAAAGTGGGATAACCCAAATGATCATTATAAATTTCATATATACAACCTTCGTCAAACTCTAATTCTTCTCTTAATTTATTAATATCCATATTTAATTTATCCCCAGTTCTATTGAAGTATTTCCACCAGTAGCTACAGTTATATTGCCTATTTGTGCTACCGCTTGAACACCCTTTTCGTTGCCAGAATATAAATCTATCCATTGTTCACCAGTCCACAGCTGTAATTGGTTAGTAGAAAGATTCCATATAATATCGCCATTGTTAAATTTATTTTCATTACGTTGTGTTTCGTTTACCGATAGTGTTGCATCTATATCAACTCTATTTAAACTTAATTCTAAAACTCTTACTAAACGATTAAAAGTTTCAGAAGATATCTCTCCAATAGAAACAGGTAATTTAGTTTGTAAAAGTTTAGACATTACCTTCTACCGTCTGGTCTAAAGTTTAATCGCATAGCTCCAACTCTAAAACCAACACCTTCAGTGCTTCCTGCTGCTCCGTCATCATCTGATTCTATACGTAGAACAGCTTGTCTACCTCTAACTCTTGTATCTATTTTAGTAGTTGCTGAATCACAAGTACTTGTCACCGCGGTTGTTAAATCTTCTCCTGGAAAATTTCTACGTTTTAAAACAACATTAACACTTTGTCCACCACTTCCTGTTGAACCTGTTCCTGTGAATTTAATATCTGGAATAATTCTACTAATAAATTGAAAATCTTCTCCTCCTGGATCAATGTCAAAATCACTTGACTCTATAAAAACATTAGTCATAGGATTACCATCATTGTCATTGCCCGTCTCATGGTTATATAAATAACCTACATCAGACGAGGAAGATGTTGCTTTCGGATTATCAAAAATACCTTCATCTATCCAAGCAGTTCTTGATAAAGTTCCTATAGTCCAAACGTTTTCTTCATAGTTATAAACTACATATTTATCAATAACTGTTGCGTCAGCACTACAATAAAACCAACCAACCTCATCGAAAGCTTTATTTACAAAACCAAAAATTTGATAAGCTTGAACTTCATTTATATCACTAAAAACATAGTCTTGTACAGTACAAGGTATTTCTTGAACAGCTCCGTTATATCCATAAAAACCTTTTTTATCCATCCAAAAAACACCTTTAGGACTATTTACCATTGCATTAGGACTAACTAAACCTACTCCTTCATTAACTAAATTTAAACCGAATGTAAAAGGCTGTCCTATAAAAGACATCGAATATAAAGAAGTATCTGTCCAAACCAATATTTCTTGTTTAGCTCGAGTTGCCCCCACAATAGAAGAACCTGCGGATAATCTAAAAGAACCTGCTGTATTAGTAGCTAAAGGATTCCAAACAGCAGCGTTTTCTTGATCACTCCATGCAATAAACATAGGATCAATCGTTCCCGTTCTAGCAGTTCCTCCTGTATTTAAAGGATCAGCACCAAAACAAATAACATGTCGATCAATATCAGAAACCATAACTTGTAATGCTTTTGTGGGAGCGAGATCAGCTTCTGATAAATCCGAAAGAGCTACTGCTCGAGTAGTCAAACTATTTGATTGATCCCAATAAAATACTCCACCAAACCTAGGATTAATTATTAAATCTTCACCAAAATTATCGTGTGACCATAATCTCAACTGGTTAGCGAAACTAAGAGCAGTAGTAGAACCGAAAGTTCCTGCTCCCCATGTTCCTGCCCCCCAACCAGAAGAAGGCACATAAACATCTAAACCTACATTTAATTGATAAGCAGCATCTGTAGCACTGCCACCATTACCTGAATCACTAGAGTTTGCTGTTGCAGAAACGGTAAACGTATAAGTGTTTACATCAGGAACAGAAGTTATTTGATGTTCTTGGTTTAAAACAGAAGCAGTAATATTACCTCCTAAAGAAACCGCGTTAGAAATAGTTACAAAATCATTAACCACAGCCCCGTGAGCTGTATCTGTTGCTGTTATAACAGCACTACCGTTAGTAGCTGCAAAAGTTGTAACATTTTCATCAGTGGAACGTATAGGAGTTATATCGTAATAAGAAGTACCTGCTAAAATATAATACTTCCATGTAGTTCCTACGCCTAAATACTTAGTACCATCTAAAGCAACCCATGCATGTAATCCTCGAGCAGTTGATTGAAAAGAATCTAAACTAGATTTAGCCCATCCACCTATTTTTTCAGGAAGTCCTTTTCTAAAACGAACTAAATTAGAATCGAACCAACCACCTTCGTTAGAATAAGAAGTTCCTTCTTTATTGATTCCAGGCTGGAAAAGGAACTTTTGTAAAGGCATTTAACTCTCCTACAATAATTTATCGACACCTAAAGAAGCAGCAATCAAACCATATAAACCCCATAGTATAAGTTCTAGTCTTTTGAACTTTGCTGAACCTTCGTCAAGACGTTTTTCTATATATTCATAACGAATAGCACATTCTCTTTCATGGGCTTCTAGTTTAATTAATGCTTCTTTTGAAGTAGTCATAAGTTATTTTTGTTTAGCTTTGCCTATATTTAATGCAAGTAATTCAATAACTTTATAAAATTTACCCATCATTGCGTCATCTTTTGGTGTTGGAGTTAACGCACAAACTATCGATGCTAAACATACAATAGATGTAATAATTCCAATCCATTCTCCTATCATTCCCATAATGTTCTCCCTTAAATCGGATGACTAAACATCCATTAACAAAACAATTAAAGCTATGAGTACTGAAACACCCACAAATAAATTAACTGCTAAATACATCATCTTAGTATCATTATAATGTAAAAATACTTGTCCGCAAGTTTCGGACATTATGATTTAAAATAACTTGGTAATCCAATCATAGGTCTACCATCAAATTTATTTTCTTTAGCATTTTTACCACTAGCATCGTTATAGTGCAAAAACACCTGTCCACAATCTTTGCCGTTAAATGGCTCACGCCAATGCTCTAAATCGCAACCACGATACATTAACATATCTCCTGCTTCGAGTTTTACCTCAATGCCATCTTTACCTTTTTCGCCTGATGGTTCTAAGAAGATTGACCAATCATCACCACCTAGATTCATAGTGGTGGATATTTCGCAAGAGTATCTATCTTTATGTCTTTTTAACTCATCACCTTTTTTATAAATTCTTGCATAAGAATAAGTTTCAGTTAATTTAACCCCTGATTCTTTTTCCATAATAGGTTTTACATCTTGCAACAAAGTTTCCATAACTATATCGCCATAATGAGAATAAGTTTCAGGTATTTGTTGATCGTTCCATACACCAAAGTATTCTGTGAAACCTGATATATATTTTTCATCAAACAAATATCTTGCTACTTTTCTTTTATTTAAAAAGTATTGATAGCAAAAATCTGCTAGTTCTTTTGATATAGCGTTTTTAATAACTGAATATTTATTTTCTTTAAAACTCATCTAAATGGATGTCCTATATTCCAACACACTAAGGAGTGTCGTATTCCTTTGGTTACTGGTTTGACTCTATGCCAAACAAAAGATGGAAAAACAATTACGCTACCCTTTTTTCTAATTTCTTCACATATTCTAGGTTGAGAACCTTTATCTGTGTTTCTAAAATCAAACTCTAAATCACCGCCTTCGTATTCTTCAGGGTCAGTAAGTGATACAGTCATACTAAGTTTTCTTAACTTACCATGTGTGTTTGCATTTTCAGGATTGTTATAAAGTTCTTCACATGAATCACAATGCCAGTCATAAAATTGACCTTTTTTATACTCAGTAAATTGACAAGATTCTGACCAATCCCATTCAAAATTCCAACCAGCACTAACGTTTGCTTGATGTATGTAAGGTTGTATTTCTTTATATATCCATCTGTCGTCCATCCATACTACATCAGACTTGCGTTTCTTTTGAATATTTTTTAGTTCTAGTTTGGTCAGGTTTTTAGGGTCTTTGCTATTGTTTCCTGTAATAGCCATTTGTTTATCTTGCTCTTTACCATAACGAACAATATCATCACATATTCTTTCGGGTATTACAGATTGAAAGTACCAGTAGTACCATTTTAAATTCATAGGTAAATTATACCTTATTTACACCCACTCGTCTGCTTCAATTTGTCTATAAACTTGTCGCAAATCCCAACAGCTTGATGCTGAAACACCACTTCCAGGTTCTTTAACAATAACAACACCTGAACCACCAGCACCGCCTTGATATGTACCACCTGGCGGTCCTGTTCCACTACCATCTCCACCGCCGCCGCCACCTCTGTTGGCTACACCTGATGTTGCTTGATTTCCCGGTGGTGTTGAAGGGGGTGTTCCGCCATGATAACCGCCACCATTTCCGCCAACGCTAGAGCCACCAGCACCGCCAGTTCCTTCCCTTCTAGCACCACCGCCACCGCCACCAGCATAAAATAAGTTTGAGCCTGAGATACTAGAGGGTGAGCCTGTTCCACCTGCTCCGCCATCAGCATTTCCCGGACTTGGAAAAGTAGTTTCATTACCATCTGCACCTGTTCCTCCTGCTCCTCCTCCACCTGAGCCACTTCCTCCTCTGTTAGTTCCCGGAACTGGAGTTGTATTATTAGTACCACCGGGATTACCCTGACCTGAAACACCTGTTCCTGCTGAGGCAGGATAGTCAGGCATATCTGATCTACAGTGTCCTGTTCCACCACCTGAACCACCATTAGAAGCATCTGTTGAATTTCTTCCAAACAGCCCTGACGAAGCACCGCCACCACCGCCTGTTGATGTAATTGCAGAAGGTGTTCCTAGAACTGAATTAGTGCCATTTGAACCCTCACTACCTGAAGAATTATAAGCATTACCACCAGCACCACCTGCTCCAACAGTTATTGGATATGGAGAGCCACCTGATACTGGATTACTTGACCCTGAAAGAAAACCACCAGCACCGCCTCCACCAGCAAGATTAGAACCACCTCCGCCACCACCAGCAACTACTAAATATTCTATTGCGGTTGTTGCGGGTTTTGTCGTAAAAGTTCCACTAGAAGTAAAAGTTGTAATAGTTTCAGGATCATTTACTACTGATTGTGCTGCTCCGATTAATCTTGGCATATTACACCCATGTTCCTGCTTTTACATTATCGTAAACTGCGTCCAAACTCCACATACCACTTGCTGTTTTAAAAGCTGGTTCTTTAATAATGACGACTCCTGAACCACCTGCTCCTGATGCTCCAGTTCCAGGTTGATTAGTTCCGCCACCACCGCCACTACCTTTATTGGTTGCTCCAGCAGTTCCATTTGTTCCTGTTGGTGTATATAAACCACCATTTCCGCCACCACCAGGACCGCCTTGTGGTTGTGGTATGCCTTGAGCAGCACCACCGCCACCACCTGCATAAGTTACATCTGATCCTGAATAAGTAGAAGGTGCACCATTTCCACCTGTTCCTACTCCCGATGCTCCTGGTGATGATGGATTGGTTGCAGTTCCACCAATTACACCTGCACTTCCTGCTCCACCTCCGCCACCAGAAACATTTGATCCACCATTCATTCTATTACCACCAGGATTTCCTTGTGATGGTGAAGTGGGTGGTGTATTACCATTTGTAGGCGTAGATGAATCGTTGTATTCGGGTAGCCATTGATTAGCTAATGCAGTTCCGCCACCAGAACCGCCTGTATTTCCTGCTCTTGCTCCTGGTGCTCCACCGCCACCTCCTCCGCCTGTGGAAGTAACGCTACCAACTACAGAGTCACCACCATTTGATCCAACAGCACCAGTATTGGCTGCACCCGAACCACCTGCTCCAACTGTAACTGGTGTTGGTGAACCTGGGGATGGTATATCTTCAACTTCTCTAAAACCACCTGCACCGCCTCCACCTCCGACACCTACAGAAACATTTTCAACACCACCGCCTCCGCCTCCAGCTATTACTAGAGCATCAAAGGTAGCTGTAGCAGGGTCAAATGTTCCGCTTGAATTAAATGTTGTTGTTTTTGCTGCGGTTGTTGCTACTGGATTATCTTTACCGACTATACCGCCATTTGTGTCAGCCATGGTTAGACCTCATTCCATTGCTTATTAGTAGCATCCCAGTCATAATTTGTTGAGTTTACTTTACCTTTCCATTTTTGATTATCTTCATCCCAAAATATTAAAACAGGATTCGAGCTAATTTCATCTACATTAGGATAAGTAACTGGTGCTTGCCAGTCATCATTAGAATCTAATGACCAAGATGAATATGGTTGTGGTAAGATAAATTTATCTTTACTTGCATCATAGTTCATGCCTATACCTGCGTATTGTTTTCTAAAATTATGATTGTATGAAGTTTGTTTCCAAGCAACTCCGCCTGTTGAATGTGGAACAATAGTTGTTACAAATGTTTCTGCATCTGCGTGTTGATCGCCACCATTAGCAGCTACATCATCGTTAGATATTACTACTACTCGTAATACTTCGTTGCTTGAATTAAGTTCTGCAAAGTGAGCCATTGTTAAATACCTCCTTAAGCGTCATCTAGTTCTTCGTAACTAATGGTATAAGTTAAGTCTGAGTTAGCACTTGCACCACCTTCTAAAATGTCTCCTTCTTCAAGATAAATACTTGAGTTTTTATCTATTAAGACAAGAGTTGCATCTGCTGGAACAGCTATAGTTGATGCAAACAGAACTACAGAACCACCACTTTTTATGATTCCCATTGTTACAGTAGCCGAGTTTGTACCATCAATATTCGCGATAATGATACTGTTTACTTTTAATAACTTATTACTAGCACAAGTTAATAAATCAGCTGTCGTAGTAGTTGTTAAAGCTCCATTTATACTATTACCGTATATCGAAGTTACTGCTACTAAATTTGGATTTGCCATAATATTCTCCTAAGTTTAACCGAAGACTAAAGCCATAGCAATAGCTTTACCTGTTGTTGCTTTTGTATCAAGCTGGGTTTGTATGTTGGAAGTTACTCCGTCAGTATAATTTAATTCTGCTGCTGTTGCGGTAATAGTAGTACTTGCAATAGATAAAGCATCTGTTTCTAATGTGCCATCTACATCCACATCTCCAGAAATATCTAACGATGCTGCGATAATTTCACCACTAGCGTTTATTGCTCCATCAATGTCAATAGTAGTTGCAGCTATCTGAATTTCTGTATCAGCTACTAAATCTAACTGTCCATCAGCACTAGAATTAATATATATAGCTGTATCTCTAAACTGTATTTTATTATCAGTGGCTATAGTAGTTGCTGCCGCTATGTTTACAGTACCATCAATATCTACAACATCTAAGTTAGCTGTGCCATTAACATCAATAGCTCCTTCAAGGTCTATATCACCATTAACTATAAGATCATCCGTAACTGTGAGATCGTCTTGTACTTTTAAATCAACTACATTAAGACTAGCAAAAGCGTCAACAACTGCTGCACCTGAACCAGCACCATCTAAATAAACTGCTTTAGTATCTCCAGCAGGTATGGTTATGTTTGCACCTGAACCTTGAGAAATAATAATATTTTGAGACCCGCTTGTTCCGTTTTCTATAAACTGAACCCTTTTCATAGTGTTTGGTCCAATAGTTATAGTACAAGCAGAATCTAATGTTCCTGTATATTTAAGAAACATTGCACGACCTGCATCAGAACTTCCGTCTGCTACTGTCGTTGTGTGTGTATCTGCGTTGGTTGTTATAGCTTCAGTACCGTAACCTAAAGCTTCCCCGATAAGTTCGAGGTTAGTGTTCGTTGTTGTTCCCCAAGTTCCACTGGCGTCACCAGTTCCCATTTCATTGAGTCTTAGGTTATTTACATATGTACTTGCCATGTTTTATATCTCCGTACTTTCTTGATTGTATATGGTTTTTATCAAAATGTTAAGCTACTTCTTGCCAATTAGTCGTTACTCCTGGAACTACTTCACCCCAAACAAGAACTAAATTAAGTTCGCCTGTTGCTATAAGTGACGTTAAACCCACAGTAGCTCCTCCTGTTACTTCTGCTAAATCACCTAATGCCGACGTTGCACTAAGTCCTGCAATACCGAATCGGTTATCGGTGATTGTTGATACACTAGCTAGTGCAGAAGTACCTGCTAAACCAGTAAGAGATACGTTAGCAACCCCTGTTACGGTTTCATTACCTAAATCACCACTTACAGCAACACCTGTTATATCAACTTCTGCTGTACCTGTAGCAGTTTCAGTACCCAATGCAGAAGTACCTGCTAAACCAGTAACTCCTGTAAGAGCAACACCTGTAGCAGTAGCTGTTCCTACCGCTCCTGTAGCCGCAACCCCTGTTTCCGCAACTATTGCAGAACCTTTACCTGTAACAGAACCTAAAGCAGAAGTAGCTGCTAGTCCTGTTTCGGTAATATTTGCATCACCTGTGACTGTTTCTGAGCCTAACGCAGAAGTACCTGCAACTCCTGTAAGAGCAACAGGTGCAGGTTCACCAAAGGGTCCTTCGCCCCAAGTGGCTCTGCCCCAGCCAGCAATACTAGCCATAAGCTAATTTAGGCTATTCTGATAATTGCGTTAGATGCGTCTGCTGTTGGAAATGTTATAGTAAAACTACCTGCTGTAGATGTTTTATCTCCTCCAAAATCAAACACAGCAACTGCTGGATCACCTGATTGTGTATCATTATAAATCATACACCCTCTTGCAGTAACCGTAGCTGTACCAAAAGTTAAGTCAGCAAAGTCAGTAAACGCTGTTGTTCCTGAAGATGTTGGATTAATGTTGGTTAACGCTGCTCCACCTGCAGTGTAATTGGTCCCTGATGCCTCTTGACTTGTGCTGTAAGCTGTAGTAGCCGCAGTCATTGTTGCTGAACTTGTGTATAAAGCTAGTTTGAAAGAATTACCACCAGAAGCAAGAAAATTATGTTTCCCTTCTAATAGTTCTTTTTTAAAGCTTGTACACATTGCTTGTGTTATTGCCATTATAGTCTCCTGATAATATTAGCTAAGTCTTTTTGACCTTGCTGTTCTAATTGATTACCTATTGTACACATATGGTTTTTTATCGCCTCTTGCATATAATAGCTAACTATATTTTTACACGCATCTCTAAATGCATGAGCTTGTGCCCTTATGGGTGCAGGAGCTGTATCGCTCACAGAAATTATTTTATTAACCGCCATTTCAGAAACTTCATCGACACTAAGTCCTCTGTTGTCTGTGGTGGTTACGCCTAAATTACCTACTTCTAAATCTGATCTTAAAGAAAACATATTAATACTCTTTCGGTTCTACAGGATTTAATTCTTTTAAATCATGCCTATTAATAATCCCTACAGGTTTGTTTTTTGGTTCCATCTGTACTTCAGATAGTTTACAAACACTCATCTCTTTACCGTCTTGGTAAACAATCTTAGGATCATCAAGTCTATGATAACCGTATAGTTTCTCATGTAAAGGAATATCCATATCTAATAAGGTTGACCTAGGAGCAATTTCTACATGCATTCCTGCATCAATACATTTAGATAGCCAAAACTCAGTGCATGATCTACCTGCTTCTGCAAAATGCATATTACTTTTATACGTAAAATCTATTCCAAATAATGAAATTTTACCAACCTTACTCCATAAAGCAAAAGCTATAGCGTAAGGAATAGTATTATTAAAATAAGAACAACCTAAATCATGTACAACAAGTTCTATGGGGTATTCAACTGCGGCAGGAACTCTATCGTCTAACTCACAGGTATAGATAGGAAAATTACATTTAGGTAATTTCTTTCTCATCATGGCAGTCATATTTCCTGCATCTTCGGTATCTAAAAACCGACTCATCGGGTCTAATATAAAAGCTTTATCAATATCAGGTAAAACACCGATCATTGCGTTTATAGCCCAAACTTCATCAAACTCTACACTATGTGTTTGCGAAAGGTGAAAATCTATTTGGCTTTGCCCCATAGCAACGATTGCAACATTTTTACCTTCTAATTCCTTCATGCTTGTGGTTGTATTTTAAGTTGATCATTTCTTGCTTCATCTCTAACATCTTTATATTCACCAAGAACTTTTAATAAAGCTAAAGCTTCTTGAAATTTTTGTTCATATAACATAATAGTTTCAGGAGATTCTTTCATAAATACTGCACCTTCTACTAAAGCCCCATATAACATAGCGTTAGGGGCATTATCAGAAAGCCATGTTTGATTATCGTTTCCAACAGTTGTTAAAGAATTAGGTCTATAGTTGTAATGAAGTTCGAAATCTAATGTAGCGTTAGGAGTAGGAGCTAATAAAAAAGTATCGTCATCAAACTGAGAATAATATAAAGGCAATCCTTCTGTAGCTGCTGAGGGAGTATAGTCTCTAATCCAGGAAACGTGTTTTAATAATAAATAACTATAATTACCTGAACTATCAATTAAAGCTAAGCTAAAAGGTGATAAAAAGTCTGAAGGCGTTGCTAAATAAGTATTACCTTGCGTAGCTCTACCTGTAACGTTTTTACGAAAAACAGGAAGTTGTACTCCTTTTAAAATTCTTTCTTCTGTTGTTTGTATAAAAGTATCTAAATTATTAACAAAAGTAGTTTCTGTATTATCTAAATAATCTTGTATCGCTGTTTTTAATGTTGCGTATGTAAATCCTGCCATTAGTCTCCACCTGCTTCTAAAGTACCTACTTCACCTGTTCCAAACTCTCCTTCAAATACACTACCTATAGGATCATCGGTAACAGTCATTGTTCTAGTTCCACTAGGGCTTGTTGTACTATTTATAACCGCTGTTGAAGGATCTATTGTAGTAACAACACCCAAACCTGCTTGAGGTAACGGAACGTCAGGTCTAGGTCTCCAAAGAAGTTCTGCGTCTGCTCCTATACTTGGTGGGTCTAGTTGTGGATGTTTAGGTTCGTAACACTCATGACAAACTCTATTGTTTTCCCAAGTTCCTCGTGCTTCTTTATATGGATATCTAAATCCGCAAGTATCGCAGATAAAGTAAGCATATTTTCCTGAAGCATAAGCCATTAGATATACTCTTGTTTAGGAACTAATCTAATATTAGAACGGTCTTCGTCATAACGTAAAGCGTTAGCTAAATCTCTCTCATATAAATCCTGTATGACAGGAAGTTTCTGAACATTTTTCTTTATACATAAATAATAAGCTAAACCTGATACTAAGCAAGGCATAAATCGTGTAGGTATATCTACATCGTTAAGAGAAGCCGCAGCATCCTCTATAGTACGCCATACATAGTAAATGAGTTTGTCCGTTGAATTCTCGGGCGTTGGATAAAGATGAATAACAGGAGACTTTTTACGTTCTAACCAAAATTCTGTAGAACGTGATTTAGTAGCCTTGTTGGGAATACTTATATACTCATTCCGATCTATTCTGTCTAAGGGATAATCAGTAACTACAGTATTAACTGTTCGTTCTACATAAGCGTCTAAAACATCGATATCATACGAGTTAATCGTATACTCATTAGTTCCTTCTGTAAGAGTTAGCTCCTCTTTGGCTACTTCCCACATTTGAATACCTCTGTTTGACCAATCGGCAAACATAATATTCATAGAACGACGTGCTGTAACAGCATCGTATGACGTACGAGCTTCTAATCCTGCAAGTTCGTACGCCTCTTCGATTGCGGTCGCTACATCTAAACTAAATGCACGAGTTCCCGAGGTTGCCATGTTAGTTGTAGTATGCTACAAAAAAGTCGCAATTAGACAACACAACATAAGCCCCTGTATCAAATTTTACTCCGTCGTTAGGCAAATAATGGTCAAAAGACTCATTTGCTGCTGAACCGAACTTAAATTCAATAAGTAACTTAGTTCCACTTGCACCCGTTCCGTCATAGATTTTTATAGAACCATCTGCAGCACTTGCTTGTGCTTGAACAGACTGAATTCTTATTGGACCTAAATTAGTAGCAACACCCGCACCAGAACCAATAAATCCTTGTAATTGTCCTGTTGCAGTTAAAGCTTTGGTCGCTTTTACATCTGATGAACTCATATTAATCTCCTATATTAAGATTAAGCGTCAGCAAATGGTGTAACTAAAGTTCCTGACCCTAAAATAATTCCTTCTACTGCATATTTAGCACTTGCCATAGCAGTAACTTTAACGATACTACCTGCAAGTCCACCTTTAGTAGAACCATTCATAGTGATAACATCGTTAGATGCACCAGAAATAAAAGTTTTACCTGTTGCGTCTGTTACACCAGTGTAAAGTCCACCTACAAACTTATCTGTGCCATCTGTTAAGATGTCCATATCAGTTGCAGCAGTCTCTACTACGAAAAAGAATGATGCACCTAAATTATTTGTTTGATTAGGATCATCGTCTCTTCCTGGAGCAGTAGCTACGATAGTGGGTAAAGTAAATTTACCATCTGCGTCGTTACAAGTTAATATTTTTCCTGCGTGAGAAGCCACTGTCAGGGATGTGTCTGCAGTTAAACTAACAACGTTAGCATTACCTGCTGATATAAATCCTGCCAATGATTGTACAGGACCCGAAAAGGTTGATTTTGCCATAATTTCCTCCGTGGAAATAAGTTCTACTGTCTCGGCTTGTCTGCTAGGTCAGTCTGTAGAACAAGTTAATAAATCCTAGTCTTTTGATTGTATATGAATGCCTACAAAAAGAAAAGGGGAACCGAAGTTCCCCTTTAATGAATTCACGTTAATGAATTAGGCTCCTGGTGAACCGAAGATACCTCTCCAGTCACTCCAACCAAAGCTGTAACGTTCTCTCGCCTTGTATCTTACGTTACCAGTTTCGAAGTCGCCTTCCATACTAGTAGATACAGGAGTTCTAACAAAGTGTTTTAACCCGTTAGGAACATCAGTTTTGATGAAGAAAGCGTCAGTATCTGTTAGATAATGATTTACAACGTAGCCTTCTGAGACCATTCCCATATTTCTAATTGCATTAATATCGTTATCTGAAGTACCAACTCTTCCTGGAGTTTCCATCAATCTATCCGCTACGAATTGCAAAGCAGGTGGAATAATTAATTTCCTTGCTTGTGCATTCACTTTAAGGTTTCTTTCATCCTTAAATCCAGCGATATCAATCAATGATTGCTCTAGAGAAGTTTCATTAAGGTCAGCAGCTGTAGACAGCTCATTACTTAAATCAACGTTCGCAACAGTTGGATGGTCTGTAGCACAAAGCTCTTTTCCATCACCGCCAACGTAAGATGAACTAAAAGCATTGTTTAAAACATTAGCTGCTTTAACTTGCTTAGTTTGTTGCATCGAACGTGCTAGTGCTCTTGTGTAACGTGAAGAAAGTGTGTCGTAGAGGTTATCTTCGATTGCTTCTTCTGTTAACGCAAACGCTAGTGCGATAGTTTCATGCGTGAAACGAGATGTCCAGGATTCTTGAGCTGTATCATAAATGACTGCTGCTCCTTCTCCTTTAGTCGGTGCTTCACCAAATCCACTTAACATTACTTCTTCCTCAAAAGCCCTTTCGGAGTTCTCAGTATCGAAGATGTCTTCGTGTTCGTTATTATATCTCTCATACTCTAATCCAAAGAGAGCATGGAGTCCAGGAACTAGTTCTTTGACTAGTTGTGCTCTGTTAATCGCCATTATTTATCTCCTTAGAATTAAACAGCAAAAGTGTTAGTAGGGAATGTGAATAACCCTCTCGCATAAGCACCGATTTCGTTGCTTGGTTGCGAGGCGAATCCTACACATAACGCTACACCACTTGAGGTTGTTGCGGTTGCCCCTTCCTTTGATCTACCGTTCAATGTTGAACCTGCAGTCGTAGAAAGAGTATATTTAGAGCCGATAAAACTTACTGCTGGTGTTCCAGCTGTAAATTGAGCCTCGTAAACGATTCCAGGATCGTTATAAACGAGAGCTTCTGCATCTGCTCCGCCTTGGGTAGCTGTGTCAGCAGTCCAAACTTTCGAGAAAGTTGGGGTGCCGTCAGTAGCTGTATAGTATACTCCGTAAAATACACCTACGGGTGTGCCTGTCGCTGTGCCTTGGATGACATAACCACTAGATAAATTAACAACATCACCTGAAAAGATTGATGCGTTAGTTGCACTTGCGATTCTCATTTTAGCAGGGCGAATAACACCTCCGTACATATGATATGCGGGAGTAAAACCATCTGGTTTATTTGTATTAGCCATTGTTTTCTCCTTTGTCTATATACATTGTTATTATTAATTACTTTGCATCGGTAGGCTTACT